ATCGAAGACTCTAGACGAAGACCCGTACCGCGCTGGTACTGAGATAAGTCTCGGTGAGGGCGAGAATGTAGAGCCTTTAGGGTTGCTAGAGATAGCTAAAGAGACTGGCGCCTATATGGGTGTCGTAGCTGGTGAGATACAACGTGGTTCGCTGCCATTCTCGGTATACGGTGAGCTTGAATTCCAGCTTTCTGGGTTCGCTATCAATACTTTGAGGCAGGGTATCCAGACGGTCATCGAGCCGCGTATCGATGCTCTGAGAGATTGTTACCGTCAGATATCGAATATGCTAGCTGACCAGTATGCAAGCGGAACATTCGATGCGATCGAGCTTTCTGGTTGGGCTAATAACCGTCAGTGGTTCAGTGATGAGATCACCTACGAGATGATCGATGGGGTAGGTGCTCCTGAGATCGACTTTGTAGGTAACCTACCACAGGACGAGATGACCAAGATGAGCATGGCGCAGATGGCCCGTGAGGGCCCACAGCCTTTGCTGCCTGACGTGGTCATACGAGATGAGATCCTGGGACTGCAGTCTGCAGACGAGATAGAGAACCAGATCAAGGAGCAGATGGGCGAGCGTATGCTGCCTGAGGCTGCTTTGTGGTCTATCTTGAAGGCTACAGAAGACCGTGGACGTCCTGATCTGGCCCAGTTCTACATGGGCCAGCTGCAGGAAGTATTGATGCAGAAGCAGCTTATGCAGCAGCAGATGATGATGCAGATGCAGGGCGGCGGTCAAGGACAAGCTCCCGGCGCTCCCGGTCCTGGTGTGCCTCCGCCGGGTCCGGGTGCTCCTTCTCCTGGTGGCGCAGGGCCAGGTCCTACCCCTGGTCCCGGCCCTGGCGCTGCTGGACCTGGATTGAGGCCAGAAGTGATGCCGGCAGCAGGGCTAGGCATTCCACCACCAGCTCCTACTCCACCTGGTATGCCAGCTGGTCCACCAGGGACACCACGTCCAGGAGCCCAAGGTGATACAGAAAGACTTAGAAGACTCGGTCTATTCGGACCTGGAGGTTAGTTATGGTATCGATGCAATTTGATCCAGATTTTGGTTGGATACCAGTAGATGCACAAGGGAATTTTGATGTTGCTGCAGACGCTGCGATAAACGCAGAGAGAGCTGCACGCGGCATCGATGTACGTGACCCCGGGATGATGTATCGCCCTGATGTGACGAAAACTCTGGGTGCAACGCCAGGTCAACCAGCGACCTATACAGCAGGATTCGGTCAAATAGCTGACCCACTTATCACGTTAGCTAACCTTGCAAAAGCTCCTGGAGCTATAGGCAGAGAAACTGGAAACGTAGGTAGTGGTGCGGATGCTTTGATGAAAGCTATCCAGGTAGCTGCCCAGGGGATGGCAGAAGCAGGTCAGCCCGATCCTCTGGCTGCAGCTCTCGCAACACAAGGTCTAACACCTTCTTACGAAGAGGAACCAGTAGCACCAGTAGCACCAGTAGCACCAGTAGCACCAGTGACTGGACCACAAGAAGGCGATGAACGCACTGACGATGCTGGTAATACATACACTTTCACAAATGGAGCTTGGACACAGACTGGAACCGGCGAAGGACGGATCGAAGGTGATGGTACTCTATCACCTTCTGGATGGACTCCTGGTTATGCAGAATTATGGAGAGAATTGAATGGTGGCAGCATAACTGACGTTAGAGAGATAGATCGATTGATCTCTGCTGGTGGATTCACTCCTGAAGAGAAAGCACAACTCGCTGAACGGGCAGCAATCGCTATTATGAATGGCGCACCTGCTGGGTCAGACATGGAAGCCGTTCAGATAGATCTGGAGAGTATCTGGAACAAGTTCGTAGCGCCTCATAGTGGTGCCCAGCCAGGGCAATTCACAGATTGGGCTTCTGGCATGGGTTGGACTGTTGTAGATAGTTCTATAGACCAGGAGGCAACTGGTCTTGGTAGCCTTGGAGATGTACAACCCGGCCAGGATGTAGGAGCTTATTGGGCTTCAATTTTTGAAGGTACGTTTGCTGGTACTGCAGGAGGTAGCTGGGAATCTAAGATAGATTCGATAGCAACTGCTCTCTATAAGAACCCAGATGTATGGGCTAGTAGACCAGGTATGGCTGGACTCAACCCTGAAAATTTTACCCTCCAAGAGATCAAACAATGGCTGACTGATACTGCGTGGGGGTCTATTCCAGAAGCTGAACGTACCAGGTTAACCGGGGCATACGGTGGAAATAGCCCGGTACCAGGGATGTATGACATCAAGGGCGCACCTAGTGCTGCTGCACCTGGTGCCCAACCCGGGGCCCAACCTGGTGCCCAACCCGGGGCCCAACCTGGTGCCCAACCTAGTGGGCCAACTCCAGTAACAGGACCTGGTGGAGTGCCGGTACCTACTCCTTCAGTTACTCCTCGAACTATAGAAGAGATGTTGGGGATGTACGTCGACCCGGCCGGGGAACGTAGTTTCAGCGAGATATATCCTGGTTTTGCAGCTTCTCAAGCTGGTTACGGAATGCCAACAGTGCAGCAAGCTTATCAACAAGCAGCTGCACCTTTGCAAACGCAATACAGTATGCAACTTCCTAATCTACTTAAAAATGTTCCTGGAGATGTACTGTCTGGGACTGGTATGAACTACCAGACCCCTCAGGAGTTCTTACAGAGTCTTGCTAGTGGTGGAGGGCGTGTATTAGGCGGTTCTGATCTCTTTGGTTCATTGCAGAATATTGGTCAAGCTTTATCAATGGATCCTACATCTCAAAGCTTTATGGGCATGGACCCAAATCAGCAACTTAAAACAGAGATGTATCAGAGTCTATTTGGAAAACCTGCCCAGCAAATAAGCGCATTTGCCCAGCCGTTCCTTATGGCTACTAGAGGAGCCCCAGAAGCCCGAAAAGCATTGACTGATGCGATATCCCGGGCAGGAGCTAGATTTGGATATCAGAATCCGCTAGGAGTAGATGGTCAAAGCTTCTTGCCGTGGGCCTTAGAACAGAACTTAATGGGAATCAAGGGTATGTTCACTCCTGGTAGTACAAGACAGAACCCGGGCTGGCAGAAGCCTTTAGCTACAGCTCCTGGTGTATTCTCTCAGCAATTCTGGGATAGTCCTCAGGGCATGAAGCGTCAGGAAGTAGACCTTGATCTTGGCATCTAAGAGTCTGGAGAGTATCTAATGGCTACCAATCCATTCCAAGATTTCATCAGTGGTGAGACCTTAGGATCTCAACCCAAGCTCAGCTATATGGCTAAGCTTGGGAGCCAGAGGCCAGAAGGGTTCGATCAGACTGAAGAAGCCAAACGCCAGGAAGAGATGTTTGGCAGTCCTTTTGGGACTAGCCCGGCATCGAAACGGTACTTCCAGGGTCAGTTCCAGAACATCTACAACGAATTCCTGGGTCTCCAGGGCCGTGCTCTGCAGGGAGGTCAATTGCCATCCCAGACTTTCAGCCAGTTCCTGGAGCAATTCCCGTTCACACAACGGTACTCGGCATTGCCACCAGAGATGAGCGGACGTGGAATAAGCGGATTCGCACCTAGAGTCAAGTTCTCGTATCTATAGATGGTTACACAACCACCACAACCTACCCCTGATCCTTTCATGGAAATGGTTATGGAAGAACTCCGTAAGCAAACGGAGACTCTTCCATTAGCTCCCCCGGGAGCATCTCCAACTCCGATGCCGCTTCCGTTATCGCCTGCTGGACCAACTACAGTACCCGGGGCGCCAACCGGGGAAGACCGGTTACAGCAGTTGATACGTGAAGCTGCACAAAGACGAGATGGTGCACAACCATCTGCTCCGATTGCAGCGCCTGATCCCAAAGCAGCAATGGATGCATTCATAGCTATGCAAGGCGCTGCACCTCCTGATCTTGGCATACCTGAGTTCATGCCTACAGTAACACCAAGGCCACGATTGACTCCTCAACAGCATGGAGCTCGTCTTCAAGAAGACGTCATAGCTCCTTGGGAGTTATTGGATGTATTTTCGGAGACAGGGTGGGAGCTGACAAAACAGATCCCTAAGATTGCAACTGGTCGTTGGGATGAATTAGAAGCACCTACACTATTCAGTCAAGAGTCCTACTTGGCAGGCGAGAAAGCTTCTATAGAAGCTTTCCAGTCTCGACCATGGTGGCAGCAGATCATTCTAGGGATTGCATTTGATCCATTTGGACCACCTATAGGTGCGGGTACAGCTGTTGCTACTACCAGGGGTTTGTTGAAGTTAGCTACTAGAGGAGTAGTTAAGGGCGCTGGCAAAATACCTTTCAGAAGCCGGCAATTAGCTGTAGAGCTTCTAGAGGAAACTGAAGATGGCATCAAGATCAAGCCTGATTTGGAGAAAGCTAACCCAGAGATCATTCAGGAATCAGTCAACAATATGCCACCCGGGAAGATCGCATTCATCTACGGAATAGCAGATGAAGATGCCGGCGCCTATGTCCGGTTCTTTGATGAAGCAGATCTTGCAGAATTCCAGAGACTAGAAGCTGACGGTCTGGGAGTCATACAGTACAAAGGTCAGAACAATGTAACTGATCGCTTCCGTACTTACCGGGAACGTGTCAACCGGATGAAGATGGACGAGGAAGCTGCAGTTCCATATGAACGAGCACCAGGTCCGGAGGTGGTTCCAACACCGGCTCCTGGAGCAGCTCCTCAACCAGCTCCTACGCCAGCTCGTGCACCAGCACGAGCGGATCAAGAGCCGTTATCTCTAGCAGAACTTGAAGATGAATATATAAGACTGGACCCACGTGTCGGTGAGTTAGAGCAACAAGCAGTTGCTGTTGGCGAACAATTCACTACTACCAAACGTCGATGGTTGAACTCCTTTAACGCTTTCTTCAAACAATATGATGACAAGTATGGTCAAATCCAAAATAGCGTTTTAAATAGATTGTTCCCGACTCTAAGGTTAGCTAAAGGTGGTCGTAGTTCATTTGAAGTATTAGACCCTCTTGCTGACGAGTGGAACCGTCAACTGACTATTCCTCTAGACACAGGTCCTGAAGGTAAAGTTCTTATTGACAATGTTATCGAGGCTATAAGGAGCGAAAGAAACCAACTAGCTGATGCTATAGCGATAGAAAACGAAGCTAGAGCTGTCAAACAAGAATTTACTCAGATCAAACGTCGGATGAGGGGTCAAGGGATCAAAGAGGGCGTGGGAGCTATCGACCAACCTCGTCTACGAACAGAAGGGGTAGTCGACGAGTTTGTTGCTGATCAAGCACGTCTGAATATCACAGAGATAGACGGTCCAAGTGGCTATCTTGCGCTACCGATACAAATGGCAAAAGAGAATAATCCAGCACAATTACTTCATCCATTTGGACGTCTTGTACGGTACCAGGGCAATGACCCAGATGGTGTAATGGATTCTGGTGTTCGAGAAGCATGGGAAGCTTGGATAGACCAATTAGGCACTGTCTACAATGATTTAGTTGGCACAGATGATGTAGCTGCTCGGTTGGTATTGAAGATTGATGACGGTCTACAAGCGATCCCGATCGATAGTTTGCCTACCAGACAGGTTATGAAAGAGCTTGATAATCTTCTGGAGTCTATTCGTAACGGGTTAGATTACACTCCTCCGGGAGGAGCAGCCCCGTCGCCCGCAGCAGCTCCAACTCCAGGGGAAACTCCAGGCCCTGTTACGGACTGGCTTCCTATCGAAGAACCACTCATATTAGATCTAGAGACTGGCCTCTTTAATGGAGCACCATTAGCTCCCGGGGACATCCTGATGAGAACTGGGATGCAACGTGGTGGGTGGACACCTGAAGAGGCAGCAGATTATGGCTATCTAATAAGAGTTCTAAAAGTAAGTACAGATGATCCTATTACACATGGAAACCTAGCGTCTGGTGTTACCTGGTCACAGAAAGACCCCCGAATGCGCTCAGGTTTCGTTACCTATGAACAGTTAGGCAAAGAGACTGGACTACCTGAAAAAACTTTTTCGCTAAGTCTAAATCCTTTAGCCAAAGCAGACCGTAGCCTTGGTCATATGTACAATGAGGTCTACCGTGTCTCGCGAAGTACACCTACTCCCCCGTCTCCAGCAGCAGCTCCTAGAGTCAGGGTAGTTCCTGAAGATAAGCCACGGCGAGTAAGGATAGTAGAAGAACAGCCTCATCCAGCAGAGCCAGTCATCATACCATCTACACCTAGCACTGCTGCTACAGGAATCCATCGTGTTTACCATGGTACTTCCCAGGTCTTTGATGCTTTTACAGAAGGTGCCCAGAGTATAGATTCTTTATATGGTCCTGGAGTTTACTTAACTGAAAATTCCTCGGTCGCTTCTAGGTATGCTGTTACTACAGGTACTCGTGGGCCCGTGCGTAATTACAGTGGTCAGGCTATAGATGCTACAACTGGCAGAGTTCTTAGTGAAGAAGAATTAGCAATATTAGAAGCTGGTGGAGCGCCTAATGTTTGGTCTGTAGATATTCACGTAGAGAAGTTTTTTGATATTGATGCAGTCCCTGATAAAGAGATCATGGATTACATACGTCAAAATGAAGATGCGTGGGCGGATGGCTTTGATTGGGCGAACTTAGATATCAAAGATATAGAAACAAATCATGATCTATATCAGGTAATGAGAGGACAATTCGGTAATAAGGCTGAAGTTAATGATTGGCTTATAGCAAGGGGATTTGACTCCATCACGCATATAGGCGGAGCTAGAACAAATACTGCACCGCATAGGGTTTGGATAGCGTTAAGTGGAGATGATACTCCTGGTCAGGTAATCCCAGCATGGGGGACAAGTGGGCCAGATGAGTATATTCCTCCTCCTTCCCAAGCAGAGATTGCTCCAAAGCCACCTGTTGAAGAACAAGCTCCAGGTGCAGCGATGCAGCAAGGATTCGGGATTGGAGAAGAAGCACCACAGGGCACGTTGGATATGGGTGCTGCTGGTAGAGGGGTTGAGCAACCACGTCTTGAGGGGATGGATCCTGATCAGATCGCCAAAAAGATTGAGATCAACGATCAGCGTAAACAAGGCCAGATGGAATTTGACGACATGGAAGGACTCGCTCAGCTCGCTCGTATCAATGGAGAACCTGGGACGCAGTATTTCCTAGAAGTAAACTATGGCCGGCCTACACCCTTTTCAACGGAAACAGTCGATGTACGCGGAGTTTCTAGAACACGACACGCATGGCAAATCAGGACTGATATGGTGGAGTCGCGCCGGGCTTTTCAGCAGGCAGGCAATCTAGAAGAATTCAATTTCCAAGAAGAGGTGGTTGGTTGGATCACTAAGTTTGACGATGAAGATATATATCGCATACACCACCTCGATATTCAACGCCGTAAGGGGGCAATAGGAACTGCATTAGGTAATGGTAAAAGTTTGCAGGGAGTTATGCGAGGCGTCGTCTGGGATGTCAACAATAACCGGATGGCTATTAAGATGGAGAATGGCGACATCATGCCGTTCGGTGAGCATGGTGGTGGTGGTGGAAGCTGGCGTAGACGCCATGCACGGGCTGATTACACCGGAGAGTCTGGTCAGCTAAGACTGCACCGGGATATCAACGAAGCGATCCTCGACCTCAGAAAGAGAAAGCGGTTACTCGAACGTATTGCCGGCGAAGCGAATCAACCGCCCAGGGCGGTTGCTCGTATGAGAGCCCAGATAGCTCAAGAGGCTGAGCGACTAACAGCTCTTTTGAACAATATGGTGGATGTTACATATCAGCAGATAACTACTGTACCGCCTGAACAAATACGCAGAGCAGCTTATGCAGAAACTAGTGCTGTGACTGCTGTGCCTGCTACTGAGCGGAGTGGTTTACTGATAGCTCGTGGAGCTGAAGCTGAGATGCAGGGAATGGGTCGTAATGTCACTGAGCAGGCATTAGAGGCTCAGCAACGTCTGGGAGACCACCGGTATACCAAGCAGCTCCTGGAACAGGTCATCAGAGACCAGGAAGAAGGCTGGGAAGAGACTGTTTCCATCATTCGCCAGGACCTGGAAGATGAAGCTAATGCTTTAGGCATACTTGCTGACTTGATGGCTGAAGAGGGTAGTGATGCTGCCAGAGGCCTGGTAAGAGGTCTACGAGACGAGATATATGACGAGATAGGTACTGTTGACCCCAAATTCCAGGGTGGTTGGGGCAGTATGTATGAGCAGGCTGGAGGAGGACGAACGGCTAGACCTTCTGGTGGATGGCCTGGTTCTGATCCTGAACTTGACCGACAGCTTGATGCGATCATGGAAAGGGCCGCTCAGAATGGAGAGCGGGTACAGTACCAGGGCGCCGGGCCCATGGCTGATGACGAGATCGGCCGGTTCGCTGATAGCCCTCCACCACCCAGGATACCTACTATCGTCTCGGAACCTGGACAAGGGTTCATTCGTCTTCCGAATGTCAGGCATATCAGAGAATTCCTTATGGAAGACATAGTTGACGAGAATAACCCTGTAGTCCAGTGGATATACCAGTACACACCCATGAACTGGGTAGATAAGTCAGTCAACGCTATAACTCCAGCTGCGAAGCTGAAGATAGCCTATATGATGGCCCAGGTAGCGGATGACCAGTACCTAGAAGTGGTGATGCAGGCTGTCTGGGATGCTTATGCCAGGAGTGCTCCACGGACCTTCTTTGGTAAACGTATCACTGGTCCGTTACGGAAGTTGCTGCCAGGTACCGGGATCATGGACATCCCGATCAACTGGAAGACTGGTTCCTGGGGAGATAGTGGTATCCAGTGGAACGATATCTGGGAGAACTACAACGGTATCCATAAGGCTCATGTTGATAAGTACGCTGACCGGCTAGACGGCAAGATGCGTCACTTGATCGCAGAGTTCGCCAATATAGTTAACACTGAAGTCGAAAAGATACGGAAGGTAAATGGGCTCACTGAACGCCGTAGGTTACGACCAGTTAGCGAAGTATATATGCCGCGTAAGGGTGTCAGAAAATACGACGAAGCGACCAAACGCTATTACAACTTTGAGAAGCCTTCCAATCCTAACCACGAAAGATTATGGATGACAGCCCAGGACGTATACGAGAAGCACGGGATCGACTTTTTGTCGGACCCTCGTGCCGTTCTGGAGCTGCACGTTCGTCAGGCTCTGAAAGAGGTACGTCATCATCAGATGGAAGAGATGATCGAAGAGCTTGGTTTTGCAGTTAAGGTTAGCGAACTGGTAGATCCTGCTATCGTTTCTGCACGCGCTGACGCACTCGGAGCATGGCAAGCAGCTCAGAAAGCTCTCAAGGCAGCAGTCAGAGCTGAGTACGGTGAAGAACTGCAGACCCGGATCGGCAAGCTGATCGCTGATATGAACATCGACCTGGGACTAGATGCAGATATATCCCGGGCCCAGGCTGCTTTACGAGCTGAAAGAGGTACTGTACGCGCTGACCTGGCCGGCGAAGTCTTGAGGCTAACAGCTGACGAAAGCCGGGCCAAGATAGCTTTCTATCAGGCCCGGCAGAACTACAGAAAAGCTATCAATCGAGCACGAGATAGAGAATACATCCAGCTTACAGATGACCATAGCCCGTTATGGGGCGGTACTCTCAAAGCAGGTATTCACCCGATAACTCCAAATAGATTCAAGACTAAGTTCTTCCTGACAGAGGACGCACAGCATATTGAAGCTTTCATCAAGGGGCTAGATCCTGATAACGCTGGTGTAGCTGCAACTACTTTCAATACTCTGGCTAACACCAGTCGGTTCATTGCTTCTGTTGGTGACTTTGCGATGCCGTTCCAGCATCTACTGCCAGTGATGTGGAGACGACCGGATGCGTGGGTAAACGCTACTTTCAACCATTACCGTGCCTGGTGGGACCCCACAGTGCAAGCTAGGTTGGTACGGGATAACATCGATGACTACTGGGAGCTAGCTTTAAACGGCGTTCCGGTTGGAGACCCTGAGTTCTTTGCAGCTCTATCTCCAGGACAGGGCATTGATTTTGATGCATTCCTCCGGAGAATAGAAGCAGAAGGCCCAGAGAACATGAATAGTGCCAAGAGAGCGGCACTGCAACACGCTCGTGAGGGTCTAAGACTAAGTCGAGGTGTTGGCCGGCAGACATTAGGTAGGTTCCAGACCAGCTATCAAACAGGTCTAGGATTCTCTCGTGTACTGCTCTATAAGGCTCTCAAGAATAACAAGAAGTGGGCAGGCAATAAGAATGAGCTCTTCTCGTATATAAGGAACATGACTGGTGGCTTGGATAGCCGCCGGCTTGGCATAGGCCCAACCCAGCGAGGGATAGAAGGAATGTGGATAGCATTCTCTCCTCGATTGCTGCGTTCGACTCTGGCACTGACCAGTGATGCGATCCAGGCAATGGTCGCTGATCCTGGAGTTCTCCTTACTGGAGGTTTTGGACAAGTAACTGGAAGAGCTAGTGCTCGTCAGACTGAATCTTTCAATACCATCCGAAACATGATCGCTGGTGTATTCGGCTTGTACACCCTTGCAGGGTTAGGGATGGGTAAAGACTGGGACGAGATCAAGCAGGGCATGAACCCTCTGAATGGCCGGCGATTCCTGTCTTATCAGATCAATGGAGACTGGATAGGTGTTGGAGGCCAGATGAGAGCTCTGATGCAGTTCTCCTGGTCGGTCATGGGGTTGTTGTCAGGTCAACGGGGAGAATTCAGCGACTTGATGAGTACGAACATGATGAAGAATCCTTTTGTTTACTTCTTCATGAGTCGTGGTGCTCCTGGTATCACTCTAGGTGGTACTGCCATCGAAGCTGCTACTGATGATATTGATATCCTGCCATTCGATGATCCGGATGGTCCACTAGATTTCGTTACTCATTACATGGAGAACTCGGCGCCGTTCGCTTTGCAGCATTTCCTGGAGTCCAGGACCTGGGAATCAGCTGTTATGGAGATGTTCGGGGCCCGTGCCAGTTTCAACCCACGAGACCGGGCTGTGTCATACATTACCGGCGGTGAAGAAAGTGTATATGCAGATCAGCCGCCTATGATCAAATGGATGGTCAACGAGCTGGTTGATGACGGCACTTCTACCTTTGACAACATAGAAATGAAACGCAGGAAGGAGCTATTGAGTCTTCCTCGCAGCGGTTTGTCTTATATGCAGTGGAAGTCTGTCGAGGATAAGTTCTCTGGAAGACGGGGTCAGGCAGCTGAAGAAGAAGACTTTGGAAAGAACGATATAAACGATCCTGACCCGATGAAGCGTGCTATGGCCCAGTATTATGAGCTCTTCCGTCACCCACGGGTACGAGATGCTGAAGGCATCTCGATGCCTAATGGTGACGAGATCTTCAGTCGCTTATTCAGGGCTAAAGCTAACCTTGCAGTCGAGCAAGGCGGTTGGGGTTGGACAGTAGACCAGGCCAAACACGTCATCGCCAATACAAACCGAAGGCCGGTGCCATGGTTCGTGTTGTCTCAGGTTAGCGGGGCTCGCAAAGACAGCATAATACGCTCCCAGAGGATGCGTGAGCAGATGTTCATCGAGATGGGGCGTAAGGATCTAGCGATGATCAGTCATCGACTTTTCTATATGCTCCCGCCAGAGCAAGGAGCCTACAGTGAATCGGTCGACCGTCTGGTGGAAGGTGGGCCGCACGACTTTGGTCCATATATGTACGATGAAGCCTGGGGGCATCAGGAACAGAGACTCGAAGATATCCAGGGAGCAGGGGGAGCCCAAGGGCTACCGAATGTTGACATCGAGCGTATCGTTGCAGGAGCTCGATAAGCTCATGAACGAAGTACGCTGTCCAGGGTGCAATAAGAAGCTAGCTGACCACGTTGAGGGCTTGTTCATTACTAAATGTCCACGTTGCCATGAGACAGTGGTTGTTGACCGGAGAGAGAAGGTTGGCGTAAAGTAGGGCCAGCCGACATATAGTTAGTGCGCCGAGACGCCGCTTTGCACTGTGCCCAACGAGGTCAGTTTAAGCGGTGTTTTATTTTGTTGGAGGGTAAATATGGTTACACCTGGAGTCCCTGAAGAGACTCAAGCGGAGCTCGATCTCCCGGTTGACTATGATATCAATACGGAGCTTGCAGCTATAGAGGCAGCATCAGATCCAACTGCACAGTTGGACCTTGACGATATTGCTGCCCCTTTACTAGGTGCTGAAGAGGTTACAGATACTCCTGAGGCACCAGTAGATATCCCGCCTGAGGTCGTGGAACCAGCACCGGATCTACCCCCATCACCAGTACCAGCTCCTCCTCCTCCTACGCCGTCTGTATCTCGTACAGCTCAGGTAGAGACTCAGCAACAGTTAGCCTGGTATCAACAGCAACATCAACAGGCCCAGATGAAGCAGTACCAGGAAGAGGTTGCCCAGGCTGAATCAGCGTACAAAGAGAGACTGATCGATGAAGGCTTCATGCCTGATCAGGCGCTAAGGCTGGCATCTGAAGCTCGTCAGCACGCAGAACAGCAGCAGGCTTTGCAAATTCAGCATCAACAGCAACTCCAATTCGAGCAGGGTCGATACAATGCGGCCCGGCATTATGCCCGGCATTACAAACTGGGTATCACTGACTTAGAGGAGCTTGAAAAGTTACCTGATCCCCCAAGTATGGAACGGGAAGCTCGTCGGATAGCTGAGATACGCGAATTGCGAGGGAAGTACGAGCAAGTCGCAAAGGGCCGTGTGGCCCCGGCAGAATATGATTCAGGCGCAAGTTCGGCTGGAGCGTCCAGGAGCCGGGAACGGATCCTGGATGATTACATGGAAGGCCGCGTCAATCTCACGGCGGACCAGTATCACCGCCTAACGTCTAACAATTAGGAGGGCATAAGATGCCACAGACTAGTACAACTGGCTCACTGGAAAATGCCAGCCGCGAGATGATCACGTCGGCTCGGTACACGGAAGAACACAATGCACCCTGCATGGAACTGGTGGAGAAATTCACCCTCCAGAAGGGCTCAGACACTCTGATCGTCCCCAAGGTGGGGCAGATGACCGTAGGTGCCCTGGTGGAAGGCCAGGACCTGGTCGACGAAGAAGAGATCGGCATGAGCACGGTCTCTGTGCAGGCAAGTGAAGTCGGTGCCAAGATCATCATTACTGACAAGCTCCTGCGTGAGAACACTCAACAGATTTGGCAGATCGTCGGGCGTCAGCTCGGTGAGGCCATGGCCCGGAAGAAGGACGGAGATATCATCGACCTCTTTGGCTCTCTGAACGGCGGAACCAAATTGGGTGCTACTACCAAGAACCTTTCTCTTCAGAACACTGCAAGTGTTATCGGTACAGCTAAGTCTGAGAAGTACGGTTCGGATCTCCGGATGGTTCACCATCCAAACGCCATCCTCTACCTGAATAAGGACTTGACTGGCGTAGCACAGGGCACCATCCGTCCTATCCCAACTGGTTACTCTGAAGACCGCTTAGGCCCATTCTGGACCGGGCTGAGGATCTCTGGTGTTCCCATCTTTGAAGATGGAAACATTGAAGAGGACAGCTCTGGAGACGGGGTTGGTGCTATCTTTGATAAGGGCGCTATTGGCGTTCTGACCAGCGTAGCGATGAACCGGGAGCGCCAGCGTGACGCTTCTCTACGCGCCACAGAGCTGGTGATCACCAGTGATTACAGCGCATTCGAGATCGATGACAGCCGTGGTGCTGGGCTCACATACGTTGTCAGCAACCCGGCCACCAACGCTTAATAACTAGGGGGATTTATGCCGAGAGGTACAGGACCAGAGCTACGGGAAGAG